GGGAACTCTTCTATCCCCCAAGATGCCAGGATCACGGAATCCAGAAGCGATATATCTGCTGTTGACCTGAGTGACTGATAACCAAAGCCTCCCCGGTTTCCGATTGTCCTTTTTTCGCAGTTTGTTGCAACATACGACAATGACGGCTGTTCCATCCTGCACAATTTAGCATCAAAGAGGTTCCGTTCAAATGCAGCATTTGCTTTTACTACTTCTGCTGCCTTTGGACTAAATAACCTTTTTATCTTTGCTCTTTTCAGTTCATCTACCAGAAGCTCTTCTGTCCCTGCTCCGTCTATGATTATCTTCCGTGTCTGGTCACTTACTCTATGTAGGAATGTCAGGATCCATGCATATCCATCCCTGACCATCCTTGAATCAACTACTTCAAAGAAGATCCTGTTATCGGTTGTTTTTAGGGCCACTGCCAACGATACGGAAAGTCCATCCCTGTTGAATTTTATTCCAACAGCCATCTTTTCCTTGAAAGTCGGAAGCTTATCTACTTTCAACCGTTCCCAGTCTCCCATCTGGATGGCTGACTGTTGATTATGCCTTATCCAGAGTCCCAGACGCTGAATATTGAAGTCTATGATCTTCGCCGGATCCTTGCCGGTTTCAGCCTTTATCTCCCTTTCAGTAAGCTTCAGCCCGAGAGATGGGTTTGTTTTATACCACAGTTCCCTGTCATAGATATCCGACATCTGGTCTACTGACCACTCTGCCCATCCAGCGTCTTCAACTGCACCCTGCAGCACATCGTTTCTGTAATTCTTGAACACGGTTCCGGAGCTGACAGCTGTTGGCGGAGTTCCGCACATGATCATCTGAGGGTTAGACGAAGCCGCAATAGTATATTTTAATGCAGATTCATGCTCATCCCTGTATTCCTGGGCTTCATCAACAACCAGAAGGTCGTAGCTTTCTCCGAGGGCGCCTGTCGCCGTTCTGGTCCTGAATTCCACTCGGCCGCCTTCGGTCAATTCTATCAGTTCCTGGCCTTTAGCCTTTATAGAATTATATGGAATCCCGAACTTATCCAATACTGCGCAAAGTCTTTCCCAGGCTTTATGCGAAGTACTGGTAAGATGTGCAGTATGGATTATCTTTTCTCCTGTTGCCAAGCCATACAGTTCCCTGATTATAAGGATTTCCCCTTTTCCATTCTGCCTGGGTACCGCATAGCCGTATCTTGAGTGCGTCCACAATCCATCCTCGTTCCGCGCAAGGAGGTCATTTACAATGATCTTTTCCCAGTCAAATGCGTTGTTATCCGCCATTTCATACAGATCTATTGCATCTTCCCCGGATGTGGCTCCATACGGTAGGGCAAAATGTATTGTGGGCTCCTGTTGCCCAATTCTTTTTTTCATTATTGCTCCTGTGTGGGCATAATAAAAGCAGCCGTAAGACTGCTGTGTGTTATAATGGATATCCCCCTTTATAACTGAGATTATTATTTTTGAAGTATAGAGATTACCGTTGTTACCATTCCTGGCAACGCTATAGCATTGTCGCGAAGCCATTCTAGCACTTTACGCATTGTGGAGTTTTCGCACAGGTAATGTATTCCATTAGACGTGATTCTGATTCCAGACATGCCATTTATATTGATAACATCTCCTCCCCACGCACGTATAAACTTTATACCTGAAATATATCCTTCATTTATCATGCTTTCGAGAATGAAATTAAAATAATCTTCAGATACAGGGAAGTCTTTAGTCATCGGCTGAAGATAAACTTCGGGCATTACTTCCGTTTTCCCTTTCAGCCTCGCATAAAGATATGTCAAGATAATACACACTAAGCGATCATAATCATCTTTTGCCATGTCAATTTTCCTCGCTTAACATAACTAGGCTTTCCATGAATTCCTGAAGATCCTTTTCATCTTGCTCTGTACCATATTTTCGCATATAGCGATTAATCTCTTTTCTGAGTTTTTTGTAATCTCTTAATGATTTACATTCTTTACAAAATCTCACATAAAATTCTTGAATAACTGGATTATTTGAAACAGGATCATAGGCATCATCATCCAAGAACGAAAAATCCCCTTTGTCTATCCTGTCAAACATTTCATCAATGTCTTCTTTTGCAAATGGCTGATCGTTATTAAATTTTTCTTTAAATTTGTCTTTAGTTTCCATATTTCAATAATCTGAGAGCTTTTGAGATCTCTCTTCTTTGTTCTTTCGAAACAATTTTCAATGCTAGATTATTATGTGTGTTCTCCTTTAACCAGTTGTATCGATCCTGCAATGGCTTGGCGAACAATTGTTGTGCAAATTCCAATTCACTATCACATCCGGAATACGGATATAATGTTTTCAAACTCCTAACTAAGCCACCGTAAGCATTACCAGCTGTAAGCCCCTCTGCTTTGCATATTTGTTGCGTTAAATATTCCGTTGTCGCTTCTTCTATATTTTTATGCTCCGCGTATATACGTTTTGCAATTGACTTGTCATACTGGCTAATAGAATGAGCGTGCAGCAACTCGTGAAGTATATCTCCATCAGTTGCAGTATCTATAATAACAATATCACAATTCCATGCTTTTCTGCCACTTATTCTGTCATCTATTTTATATAAATTATTAACCTTAAGTCTGCCACTCCATTTTGATTCTGTCACTGTATATGTGTCTGCCACCGTCTTTAATTTATCTGCAGCTGTTTGCAGTTCTTGAGTTGATCTGGCATTAGTCTCATCAAACAAATTTCGAAATGACAATCTATTTACATTTAACTTATCTTGCTCCGACAGTATTCTTTGTTCTTCAGCTATCCATTTATCACGGTCCACCCAACCACTATTTTTTCCGGTAGATACAGTCACTTTTCCTTTAGCCGAAGTGTAGGTGATAATACACCCACACCCTTCGTGCCGTTCAAAAACCCCGTTAGCCATAGCCTTATCATAAGTCCATGTCCCGGCGCGCTGAAGACACCAGTCACATACATCCGTGCCCCCATGCAGGCCTACGCCATCATACTCTCGCTCTACTTTGACCTCCAACCCAGCTCTGTTATGCTGCCTGGCATTTGCTTTCTGGGTATCATCCACCACCTGCCGAGCAAACGTAGGAACTGCTGTCTCAAGCATAGCGTTTAATTCTTGCTGGGTCTTCGAAGCTGCTGCCTTGTTTACGATATTGTCCACTCGTTTTGTTTCGAGTTTTGGCTGTACAGGTTTAAGCCCTATCTTGGCGGCTGCATTATGTTCAGCCTGTGCCACCTTTGCTGCCGCTGACACTATACCATAAGTGTCTTTCAGCCCTTCGCCAATCGTTTTTCTGGCGATATTGCTGTAGAGTCTTTTACCTGGGAGCTCATCAAGGATCAGATTCTCTTTCATAGCGTCCGCCATGAAACCTCCAACCATGCTTGCGTATATGTTCGCGTCCTGGAAGGTAGCCGTCCCATTGTTGATCTTCACAACCATCTCACTCATGGAGCCACCGAAGAGCTGCGCCTGAGCATACTTCCGGTCAAAGCTCTCTTTTATTTTCTCATATAACTCAGGTGCTATATCCGCCATATCAGAATCCTGTTATATCTCTTACCTTTTCTTCGTCCACATAACCCGGTATTGCCTGGTTGAGCTTCTGCATCGCATCTCCGATCGCTCCGATCGCAGAAATATCAGGCTCAAATACGGGCTCCCAGACTGGTTTGGTTTCATATACCGCACTCCGCGCGAATTTATATTCATCTCTCACGCATGCTGCCAGATATCCTGCATTCAGGAAGCCCGTGCCGAATGTCCTCTGGGCCTTGCGCGCCGTAAGCCGCAGATTTTCATGCGATGCTTTTATTGCCTCATAACTTGAAGGATTCCCTGAAACAAATCCAAGATCATCCAGTGTCAGTTTCGCCTCTCCGGCGAACAGTGAAGCGAATACTTTCAGTTGACTCATATGAGGTTCCATAGACTGCTGGACAAACTGCCCAACTTTTACATTATTCTGGCCATTCTCGTTCTCTTCGAACTGCATCATGTATGAGATGGCAGACATCCATTTATCCATCTTTTCTGCATCCTGAGACAGGCCTGTCACCCATTTCTGAGGGAATGAATAGAACTCTGCAGTAATTTCTGAGCGTTTCACTGTCCTTATTGCACCGTCAACAAGATACATGCACGCACGGCTGATCCGGCTATGTCCAAATTCGCGCTTCGCATCCGGGCGATATACAACAGGCACCAGCAACGGATATGCTGCTTCATACCGGCTCGTCCTCATAAGCTGGCCATTTTGGTAGTAATATGTTTTGCCCGGAATGAAATATGCTTCGAGTGTCGGTGCTTTTGTCTTCGGATCCCTTTCGAGGACAGCGTATCCTTCAGTCAGCAATCCTGTAATCTGATCCATTATCCCTGTTGCGTTTCCTCCATCTATAACCTGAAGTTTTGGCATACCTGCATCATCCCTGGATATATAAATAAAACAGCAAGCTGCGATTAATGCCGATACAACAGCCGAGTCAAAGAGCACATCCGGATTGTTAAGGTTAAAAATCTCATTGATGCTGAAATTGTCATTTCTGAATTCCCGGAAGACCAATCGATCAGCAAGTGAGTCCACCGCTGCAGCACACCATCCCAGACAGCTGGTCAGATTCCTGATCTCTTTAGGAGTCGATATGCCCAGATCTTTTGTATAGTTCTTCATGTCATAGTATTTATATCTTGTATCGACCCTTATCTGCTTGGCGGCCAGTCTGGCCTTCAGATAGTTCATCCCTTTTAATGTCGCCATTTTTATGCCCTTTTTCTCTTTTCCTCTAACATTTCCATGAGGTTGTTCGCCGCCCTTTTCCCTTTGTCTTTTTGGAAGGCATCCTCATTGATTTTCTTTAAACCAGCCGGAGTAAGCCCCAGTTCCTTCCAGAAGCTCAGTATCTGGTCATTCATTTCTTTCCAGGTCTTAAAAAGCGGGTTCACAACCCTGTTGGTTGCCCCGCTTTTGTTGGTCTGCTCTATCATCAGCTGTTCTTCGCCTTCATCAAACATTCTCTGGATCTCATCCCTCTTTTCAAGGATCCCTGCCAGCGCATCTATCTGATAGTCGAAGTAGCTCTTATATGTGCCTGCCTCCATGCAGGCTTTTTTCGTCCTTGCTTTCCAGCTTTTTGTCTTCATTTTT